AAATTAAAGAATACTTTTTAAAGTATCAGACACCACCGACACCTGAAGCTCTTATCATTGATATTGATGAAATGGAAGGTGTGGATCAACAACTCATATCAGATACTATGGTTCTGATTCGTGAAATCAAAGAAGACACGACAGAGACACCTGACGAATGGTTGATTGATTCTACAGAGAAGTGGTGTAAAGACAGAGCAGTCTATAATGGTGTAATGAGTTCTATCTCAATTATTCAAGACAAAGAAGGACATCAAGGTGAGATACCAGACATACTCAGAGAAGCATTATCAGTTTCTTTTGACAGTAATGTAGGTCATGATTTTCTTGATGATTGGGATTCAAGATATGAGTTCATGCATACAGAAGAAGAAAGAATACCTTTTGACTTAGAACTTATGAATAAGATCACTAAAGGTGGTCTTCCGAATAAGACATTGAATATCTGTATGGCTGGTACTGGTGTTGGTAAATCTCTATTCATGTGTCATTGTGCATCATCATCTTTACTTCAAGGTAAGAATGTTTTGTATATCACAATGGAAATGGCAGAAGAAAAGATCGCTGAAAGAATTGACGCGAATCTACTAGATATCTCTTTGAATGATCTACAAGATTTACCGAAGATGATGTATGAGAAAAAGATTACTAGAGTTCAAGAGAAAACTAAAGGTAAATTGATCATCAAAGAGTATCCGACTGCAACAGCACATAGTGGTCATTTCAGACATTTATTACAAGAACTTGATTTAAAGAGAGACTTCAAACCTGATATCATCTTTATTGATTACTTGAATATATGTGCATCATTCAGAGTAAGACCTGGTAGTAATGTTAATACTTACACTTATGTTAAGAGTATAGCAGAAGAACTCAGAGGGTTAGCAGTTGAGTTTGATGTTCCGATTATGTCGGCAACACAAACAAATAGAACAGGTTTTGTATCTACAGATGTAGGTCTTGAAGATACTTCTGAATCGTTTGGATTACCAGCAACAGCAGACTTCATGTTCGCTTTGATATCTACAGAAGATATGCAAGAACTTGATCAAGTAATGGTAAAACAATTAAAGAATAGATATAATGATCCTGGTTATCATAAGAGATTCGTATTGGGTGTTGATAGAGCGAAGATGAGACTATATGATTGTGAACAATCAGCACAAGACGAATTAGTTGATATCGGACCAGTAATGGATCAGACAACTACAGGTAAAAGAATTAGTTCAGAAAAACAAGCTGAATTTAAATATGATTGATACCGCGGGTACACTTTTAGTATAATTACAGTATGGAAAATGATAAAAAAATAACGAAAATATTCTTAGACATGGACGGAGTTCTCGCGAACTTCGAAAGAGGTTTAGAAGATATGTTAGGTCACAAAGTTGATCTAAAAGGAATGGCTGATATATATGATCAGAACAAAAGAGAACTCACTGCTAGACATCTTTTTAGAAAGTTGGAGCCTCTACCTGATGCGTGGAAACTCGTTGACTGGACTCTAAACTCAGGCATTCATACTGAAATTCTAACTGCAGCTGGTACTGTTAACAGAACTATAGTTGTACAAGATAAAATAGAATGGATCCAAAGACATTTCACAAACAATCTGATTATTATACCTACATTCAAAGGTAGTCAGAAAGCAGCTTTCGCTCATAGAAAATCAGTATTGATTGACGATAGAGAAAAGAATGTGAAATGTTTCAGAGATGCAGGTGGTATTGGAATACTACATACTACTGCAGATGATACAATCAAACAACTCAATGAAATCCTCAACTCCTAATCATGATCAAGGTACTATAAAGAGTAAGTCTTTAATGGACTTACTCTCAAAGAAAGTTGAGCTCAAAAAAGAACTAATTGTTCTTAAAAAATCCCACCAAAATAAAGAGAAACAAGAAGAATTAGTCGAATCTATCGCAAAGATAGAACAGTTCTTATCTAATCATAGAATTCAAAAATAGTATTAACATAAATACTACCTATGAAGACATTCTCTCAATTAAACGAAGAATCAGTAGACAGTTTAGATAAATTAGGACACAAAGGCAAATACAACAATAAAAGATTAAAAAAATTAGCTCGACCCTATCCGGCGTTCGAGGATTTTGATCTTGAAGAATGGCAAGGATATCCGCCACCTAAAAACAGTTCTACTGAAACACATAACGAAATACGATACCTTATGTCATTGGGTAGTAAAAGAAAAGTGTGGAAAACTGAAATGACTATGTATGATCACAAAGTCATTAAACCATTTAAAGATTACTTAGAAGATTTTGGTATAGAAGTTGATTGGGATAGAATCAAAGAGTTAGATACTCAAAGAAGTAGTATTATTTTATCTCTTAAAAGACATTATAATAGAGTAAGACCCGTTGAGTTAGCTAAGAAAATGGGTTTACCATTAGATGCATTTCCATTAGACACAGCTGATACACCAGCTTATCCGTCTGGACACGCTTCATCAGGTCGATTAATTTCATTGTTAGTAGCAGATGAAGCACCATTAGAACATAGAAAAAACATATTAGATATCGGTCAAAGAATAGCCGATAGTAGAATGATAGCTGGAGCTCATTATCCTTCAGACACAAAATTCGGTAAAAGAATAGCTGACGAACTATATCGTCTATCAAAAAATAGTAGTATCGAACCTGATTTAACACTAGAAATGGTTGAATCATTAGAGTATGATGGTTCAGATGAAACTGAATTCGCTATTGATGTTGTAGCTGATATCGATAAACAAATAGGTTCAATTAATGGTGAAGTATCAGCGGATCAAAGATCAGGTAAAACAAACAGTAAAAAAATCGGTATTCAAATAATTCTTAAACCGAATGAAAGAGTTAAATTTACTACATTGGCCAATGATATTATTGGTAGTGATGAAGACTTAACAATAGAAAGTCCAACAACTTCAAGAGCGACTAAAGACTTCGCTTTAAAACATAAAGACATAGATAGAAAAATATATGTGACAACGAGACCTGATACTAAACGAGGTGGTGGTTCTACAGCTGATCCGAACGAATTAATGACAGCAGCACTATGTACAATGTCTTCAATACCTACAGTTGAAACATTAGAAGATTTAGATGCTTTAATATTAGAAGTAAAAAAAGTTGTTAAGACTGGTAAAGTTATAGGATATACATCATTAGAAGTTGAAGCGTTAGAAAATGATTATAGTAATTTAGTTCAAGCTATCTCAGCAGCAGAAGTGATCGCTAAGAAAGGTGGTTGGAAAGGTGCTGACAAAGTATATCTAACAGGTAAAGCTTGGAGTGATGATGTTAAACAATTTCAAGTCACAAAATATGGTATGAAAGATTTCAATGCATCTGATTTTATTATTAAGAAAGGTGATAACTATATTGGTATATCATTAAAGAAAAAGAAATCGGCTACGACAGGTGATCCAACATTAATCAATAAAGGTTTCACAACATTATTACAAGGTAAAACATTCGATAAAGTTAGAAAAGAATTAGATGATGCCGCGTTTACATTTTATAGTGGTGTAATCAAAACAGCTCAGAGATTTCAATTATCAAGACCTAAGACAGCTGTAGATAAAGATGGTAATCCATGGATTGGTAAAACAATGATGGATAAACTAGGTAAGAACGCTAAGAATTTAAACTCTGGTAATTGGAAGAAGTTTGTCACAGGATTACCAAATGATCTTATTAATTATCAATTAAAGAAATCAAGATCATTATTCAAACCTATGGCTGATGTTATAGAAAAGAACGCTGACTTATTCGCTGATACACTAATTAGATTGATATTAAAAACTGAATTAAAAGAATTACAGAAAGTAAATTTTGATTTCGCTTTAGTCACAGGTGTAGGTAGAATGTTAAAGAGTGGTCTAGTTATAGAGTCAGGTGATTATCAAGATGTTGATACAATGACTACTAAACTTGATGAGTTATTTAAAACAGGTAAACCATCAATGAAATTAAACAGTAAGAAGACACAAGCGTTTGATAAAGGTTCTAACGCTGCAATGTTGCACATGATTTTATCAGTTGGATCAACACCTGTATGTGATGTGACATTAAGATACAAAGGTAACTTCGCATCAGCACCATCTTTCTTAGCAACATTTTCTAAAGAATTTAAGGACTCATTAAAGTAATGGAATTTCTAACAGAAGCTGCCGGTAAAAATCTACACTTAGAACATCTTGAAGATGAGATTCTAAACTTTGGTGTAGCTGGTGGTAGAAGTGCTATAGAGTTTCTACAATCATTGAGAGATATGTTCAAAGGTGGTTCAGGTAGTAAACTAAATGTAACAGTCAAGTGGGACGGAGCACCAGCTATCTTCGCGGGTCCACACCCTGAAACAGGTAAATTCTTCGTAGCTAAGAAGTCATTGTTTAATAAGACACCAAAGTTTTATCACACTAACGAAGAAATAGACGCTGATCTATCAGGTGAGTTAGCGAGTAAGTTTAAAGTATGTCTCGCTGAGTTCTCTAAATTAGGTATGAGAGAAATACTACAAGGTGATTTAATGTTCACTAATGATGTAAGTACTCAAGATATAGATGGAGAATCACATTATACATTTCAACCTAATACAATTTTATACGCTGTACCAACAAACTCTAAGATCGGAAAAGAAATTAGACAAGCTAAAGTAGGTATTGTCTGGCATACAACATACAAAGGTAAATCTATCGAATCATTATCAGCTTCATTCGGTGCCAAGATCCCAGGTAGATCACCTAATGTCTGGCAAGACGACGCGACATATAGAGATGTGTCAGGTAAAGCTACATTCACAGCTTCAGAGACAGTCAAAGTGAGCTCGCTACTATCATCGGCAGGTAAACAATTTCATAGAATCAACTCAGGTTCATTTAATAAATTTTTAAGATGGCAAGATAGTTTAGGTACATCAGCTGTAGGTTCAAGTTTCAAAACATATCTAAACACATTTACTAGAGCTGGTAAGAAATTACCGAAAGGTAGACAAGCTGTCAAAGGATATCAAGTACACTTTCAGACTTGGTGGAAAAAGAACAAAGGTGATTCTGATATACAGAACTCTAAACTTAGAGAACATTTAAAAGTTATTAAGAGTTCACTAAAGACATTAGAACAAGTAGTAGACTTCATGAGATTTTTGATTGAAGCTAAGATGATGATTATTAACAAAATGGACTCAGCTAAAGGTATAGCTAAGACATTCGTTAAAACAGACAACGGATTTAAAGTAGTAAATCCAGAAGGATATGTTGCTATTGACAAAACAGGTGGAGCTGTTAAAATAGTAGACAAACTAGAGTTTAGTTTTAATAACTTTACTGTAGCTAAGAATTGGGATAAATAGTACTATGAAAGAAAGAAAACAACCACAAGATCCTCATGTAGATGATGAACCAGGTACACAACCTAAGAAATACTACAAAGGATTAAGTAAAAAAGATAAAGAAGCTAGAGCGAAACACTTTAGAAAAGGTGGTAAAGGACCTGCTCCAGGTGATAAAGATGATGATGGTAAACAAGTTAAGACTAAACCAAGTAAACATACACTAAAGTTTAGAAAGTTATTTGGTGAAGGTGATGCTGATAAGTCACTTAATAATAAAGCTAAGAAATCTGGTATACCTGTTGGAATACTCAAACAAGTATTCAAACGAGGTGTTAAAGCTTGGCAGACAGGTCATAGACCAGGTACAACAGCTGTCCAATGGGGACATGCTAGAGTTAATTCTTTTATCACTAAAGGTAAAGGTACTTGGGGTAAGGCAGATAAAGACTTAGCTGATAAAGTACGAGGTGAAGGTCTATGGGATAATATCAGAAAGAAAAGAGCACGAGGTGAACCCATGAGAAAGAAAGGTGAAAAGGGAGCTCCAACACCAGATGATATTAAGAGGTCACAATGAAAACATTTTTAGAACATAATAACTTTGGAATCTATGAAGGTAAATATGTACCTTTAGAACAACCAATGGTTGAGTTTACAGAAGAAGATGATAAACCGATAGGTAAACCTAAGAAAGGTGGTCCGAAGAAGTTTTATGTCTATGTAAAAGACGGTGATAAAACAAAGAAAGTCACATTCGGTGCTAAAGGTGGTGGTGCTAATTTGGCTGTAAAGATTGATGATCCTAAAGCGAGAAAGGCTTTCGCTGATAGACATAATTGTGATACAGCTACTGATAAGTTATCAGCTAGATATTGGAGTTGTAGATTACCATACTATGCTAAAGAATTAGGGCTCAAAGGCGGTGGAAATTATTTCTGGTAATAGTCGTATCCCATACGAAGACAATGGTGATATCAGAACTTTCTACTCTAATGTTGAGAATAATGATTTAGTTTGGCATAAAGATTTAGAAGATAGGAGAGTTACAGTATTAGAAGGAGAAGGATGGCAGTTTCAGTTCAATGGTAGTTTACCAATAGAATTGATGGAAAACAGAACATTCATGATACCACAAGGTATGTATCATAGAATACTAAAAGGTAAGACTAAATTGGTTTTACGGATAGAAAAAATATGAACACAAAAGATCAAGACAATTTTTTAAAGTTATCTGTTAAAGGATTTAAACAGATGGCGAAAGATGTTAAGTTCGATAAGGGCTTAGAGAAACTCGCTAAAGATGCTGTTAAGTTTGGTAACAAGGGTTATCTTCAATTCATGAATTACTTTCATAAATTACCTCAAGGTGATAAATTAGCTCTGGCTGGTGAGATAGCTTACTATACTAAACAAAAAGATAAAACAATCGAAAAGATGTTAAAGTTTAGATTCGAAGAAGTTGAGAAGACATTTAAAGAGATAACAGAAGCTAAAGACAAAGGTGTGACATTTACATTCGGTAGATTTAATCCACCAACTGTAGGTCACATGAAGTTAGCAGCTAAGATGAAGTCAGTAGCTAGAGGTCATGATGTACAGATATTTACTTCACATACTACAGACAAGAAAAAGAATCCGTTAACGAATAAACAGATAAGACAATTTATGAATCCAATGTTACCTAAAGGTATTGATGTTCAGAAGGCCGACGCTAAAACTGTATTTGATGTTGTAACAAACTTACATGATCAAGGTTATGAACACATACAAATGGTTGTTGGTTCAGATAGAATTAGAGAATTTGATTCTGTACTAAACAAATATAATGGTATCAAAGCTAGACATGGATATTATAATTTCAAAACAATCAAAGTTGTCTCAGCGGGTGAAAGAGATCCAGATTCAAAAGGTGTAGACGGAATGTCAGCTTCGAAGATGAGACAGTTAGTTTCTGTAGGTGATGAAAAAACATTCGTTGATTCACTACCTCGTGGATATAAACTAGGTAAACAATTATACAAAGCTGTACAGAAAGGTATGGGTATCAGAGAAGACTTTCCAGACTTTATGTACGAAATATATAATCCACAACAACACGAATGGGGTACAGATACTGGTAGAGAATACGCTCAAGAGTTTACACCAGGTCAGAAAGTAGTTAATTTTAGAAAACTATCTAAGTTAAGAAATGAACAAGAAGTACCCAAGAAAGTAATGGTTGATAAAGAAAAGTTCTATAAAGAATTAAAGAAAGAACGAAGTAAGTTTAAAGCTGATTATGGTGATAAAGCTGATTCAATCATGCACGCGACAGCTATGAACATGGCTAAGAGGAAACATGGAATATCTTAAATATAAAGAAGACGATTTAGTACTTGACTTAGACGAGGGTGTAAACGATCCTGGTATATTCAAAGCAATTATTCTAGCGGGTGGACCTGGTAGTGGTAAATCTTTTGTAGCCAAACAACTCGGACTTAAAAGTCTAGGTCTTATTGTTGTTAACTCAGACAGTTTTTTTGAGATGATGATGAAACGAAAAGGTCTTTCATTAAAGATGCCAGAGAATGAAACAGAAGATAGAGAAGCCGCGAGAGTAGCAGCGAAAGCTTCAACAGACAAAAGATTTAAATCATTGATTGAAGCCAGACTAGGTATCTTAGTTGATTCAACATCTGGTGATCAAGGTAAGACATTTAAGATGTATAGATTGTTAGAAGAAGCTGGGTATGATGTTAAATGTATTTTTATACAAACAGATTTAGAAGTAGCGTTACAAAGAAACAATGAAAGAAGTAGAACAGTACCACCAAAAATAGTAGAGAAATCACATAAACAAGCTCAAGTCGTTAAAGGATATTTAAAGAAACATGGTAAAAGAAATTTTCATGAAGTAGAAAATAATGGTGGTCCGATAGATAAAAGTATAGCTGGTAAGTTAACGCAATGGGCTAGAAAACCAAATAACAATGCTTTAGAATGGATAGCTTCTGTTAAAAGAGGTATGGATTCTTCTATTAGAGAAGACATAAATAATATTACAATGGATAAATTTAAAGAATTCATAGAAGTACAAGAAGCTTTAACCATGAGACAAAGAATGGCTAGAGGTCGTATAGCTAAAAGGACAGCTAAAAAAAGAGCAAGAACAACTAAGAGAAAATCTATGAGAATGAAAGGTCCTGCTGATATGTTAAAGAAAGCGAATATGCAGGCCCGAGGTAAATTAGCGATGAAATTGTCAGGTGGTATACCATTAAGTCAAATGACTATATCTCAAAAAGTTCAACTCGGTAAAAAGTTAGATAAAAAGAAAGCAGCTATAGCCAAACTTACAAAGAAATTATTACCAAAAGCTAAGAAAGCTGAACGAGAAAGAATAGGGAAAATACGAGGAAAATAATGACAATCGGAACATCAAATGTATCATTCAGTTCTATAGCATCTGAAATAGGTAAGAGTCAAACTAACTTAAGTCTAAGAGACGCTGCTCAAGATACTTTGATTTTAAATCCGAGTAATAGTAGACAAACATTTACATTAACAGATTCACTTACATTAAATCAACAAGACACTGCAGTAGCTGATAATATGAACTTAGCTGGTAGTACTAATTTTGAAGTATCTGAATTTAAATCTTATGATAAAGTATCTGAAATAATATTCAGTAGTTCACCAAATGACGGTAGTATTACTAGTAAAAATGAAACTCTTAGTGTTAATAACGGAACAACAGCCATAACAGGTTTTTGTCAAGTGCCAGTTAATATGGCTGGTGAAATATATGGTAAACGAGTAGGTAATGATCTTGTTTGGTATGTGAGTGAAGGTGATTATACTTCAACAGGTAGTCACTTTATGGAATCTACTGGTATTGGTACTGATACAGAATGTGCTAGACTAGCTGGTGTAGGTTCATCAACAAATGTATCTGTATCTTATAGTATATTAAGACAAACAACAGGATTCTTTGATGTTTTTCTAAGTGCTTTTTCATCAGGTAGTACAAACAGTAGTTTAGCTTCAACAAACACTAAGATAGGTTATGACTTTAGACTCTCTGGTCTGGGTGAGTGTATTCAATCAGAACATAGTATTATAACTTGTATACAAATGGATTATACTGTTACTGTACCAAATTACGATGCTAGAAAGTTTAGATTCTTTGTTGGGTTCAAGGGTAGATATCAAACAACAGCACCACAATGTTGTTAAGGAAATAATATGTTAAATGTTAAACACAAAGAAACAGTATTAAGAAACGCTGATGATAAAGCTTACGCTATAGATGTAGAAATTTGTATGTACAAAGGTCCATTAACTATGAAAACAGTTAGTTTAAATACTACAGAAGAAGGTGAACCACAAGATTTTGAAGTAATAGATTGGGATAATTCAAATAAATTAGGATCAGAAACAGTTCAATGGTTGATACCAAAAAATAAACAAACAAATACATTTCCAACAGAACATAAAGCTGAAAACACAGCTTATGATACACTACAATGGGAATGGAGAGAATTATATTTACAAGACGGTGATATAGTCAGGGTAGAAGAAGAATTAAGAGAAACATATAAGTCTCATGACGGCGTAGTATCATCTTAGAGATTTTTAAATACATAAATACATTACATTAACGGAGAATATTCAAAATGACAGTTTTTAAACCATTAAGTACTGAAGCTAATCTAGGTACAAATACCGGAGCAGCATCTAATGTAAGTCTAGCGACTACAGTAAGATTATTTAATACAGCAGCTGTTGGAACAGAATATCTAGTAACATTAGAACAAGCTGATGGTACAGATATCGGTACATTTACACTAGACGGACAACAAGAAGCGTTTATCCGTAAAGACCCAACAGACAAACTATTCGCAGCTAATGCTAATGTAGAAGCTGTATCAGTAGCAGTATACGGATAATATTATGAAAGGCACAACAGTAGTAACAGACTTCAAAGACTTGAAAAAAGCTATCGAAGAAGTCACAAAAAACCAACCAGCTGAAACTCGCTATCAACAACAAGCGAAGAAGATGGGTTATACAAAAGATAAATCTGTTGTTGCAGAACAAACATTAGTAGAAAAGAATCTAATGCCTGAGATCGATAAGATCGTTGACACTAAAGGTGCTAGAAAAGTCGGTGGTGTGATGATTGATATGTTCACAGCATCATTACTTAAAAAAGTTTACAGTAAAGTAAATGACTCTAACAAAAAGAGAATGGAAAAAGCTAATATAGAAACTCTTGTAGGTCTAGCTCATAAAATGATGGGTAAAGGTTTAAACAATTCTAACAACATAGATGAAGGTGCTATGAGTGACATGCTTATAGACATTCAACAAGGTGCTACAGCTAAAGAACTAGCTAAAGATTTTAAAATACCTTTATCAGTAGCTAAGTCATTTCTAAAAGATTATTACGGTCAAAAGAAAGGTAACAGAAAAGAAGGGTTCGCGAGTGACGCTCAGAGAAGAGCAGCGTTCGCTAATGGTTACAAAGAGAAAGGTAAAAAGAAAGAAAAGAAAGAATCAGTCAATGAAGATAAAATGAGTCTTTCAACAAACCTAATGAAAGTTTTCAAAAGAGACATAGAAAAACTCATGAAAAAACATGATGCTTATGTCTCAGATTCTAATTCAAAATATACTACAATTTCATCTCCGAAACCAGTAGATTCTGGTTTCAAAAAAGATTTATTTAAATTACTAGGTATGAATGAAGAACGATCTCTTACAGAGGGTACATGGGATATACCAGATACTAAAACTAAACTTCAAAAATTAATGGACCTTGTATCAAAACCATACTTTGCTACTACTGAAAAAGAAGTAGACAAATATTTAAATTTAATGCCATTTGGTGATGATGAGTTATATGATGATCTTGGTATTTTATATTTTATTCCTGGATCTCGAAAGAGTAAGAAGTTTCCTAGAACAGATTTAAATCAAGTTGCAATGGATTCACTTAATGGTAGATGGTTAACAGCTAAGAAAAAAGGTAACGGTTGGGATATTACTCATATCAATTTTGATGTAGACATGGACGAAGCTATTAAAAGAAAATCAGGTAGTCTTAGACCTAAAAGAAAAATGAAATTAGACATGAGTGAAGACGAAATGTCAAGAGCGAAAGAAGTCATAGCTTTACAGAAGAAACATGAAAGAGAAAAAGAACAAGAGAAAGATAATCTTGAGAAAGAGAAAGAAAAAGCTAAACAAGCAGCTGACAGAGCTAAAGCTAATCAAGCTAATGAATCATTCGTTACTAAAACACCATTCAAATTAAAATCAAAACAATATCCTAGAGCGATCGCTACAGAAACACAAGGTTTCGGTAAGAGACACGCTTCAGTAGAAGATTTACTAGAAGCATGTGAATCATTCGGTATGATTACTGAACAAGAACTACAATTAGAAAAAATTGAAAGAGTTCTAGGTAAAGAAGGATTTTTAACATACAATAAAGCAGAACTAGATGATATCTTTGAAGATAGAGAAACTCAAAGAATGATCTTAGCTTTAGAATCAGTCACAGAAGAAACAAAACCTACAGAATACGATAGAGAAAGTATTGAAAGAGCTTTAGAAGAAGACTTGAATGTAGAGTTTACAAAACCTGATGGTATGAAAGCTATGGGTCCTGTACTTAAGATGAGTGGCAACACTTACAATCTTAAAGACATGCACACAGGTAAATCATACACATTTAAGTACATAAACGAGGATAAAGAAGTGAAAACATTCGGACAAGTAATCAGCGAAGCTAGATTCTCAGCCAAATTAATCAAACAAGCAGGTGGTATAGCATTTGACAAAAGGTATGTCAGTGGTAATATGACTGGTGCTGTTAAGGCTATTGAGAAATTAAAGAAAGGTTTATCAGACGACCCTAAAGTTAGAGAACTTTTAAGAATAGAATGAAAGTTTT